CACTACCGCATCCATAGGTTTTAAATTTTGCATCTGTAATGACATTGTCTTCTACTTTGATTTGAAGTTGTAATACGTCTCCACACGCCGGAGCACCAACCAATCCGGTACCTACTGCAGGATCACTTTTATCAAGTTTACCAACGTTGCGAGGATTCTCGTAATGATCTAAGACTCGGTCTGAGTAGGCCATAATAGTACTCCTAAAGGATTATTATAAATTATTTAACCGCGTTTTGCAAGAGCCGATTTAGCCATTGCATCTACCGTTTTTTCCGGGGCGGTGCGTGGTGCATTTTCATCTCCAATTGCAGCCATTTCTGAATCATCAGCAAATGGTTGGAGATAGACATACTTGACTCCGGTAGAGTCATCTTTGATGTCTTTGATTAATGCTTTGATATTTTCATTGTCGCTATAAGCGTCAAGAAGATTTTCTAAGGTGAATTGTTGATCACCGGTTGTTTGTACAAGATTAATTAAACTGTCAGCACGTACACGAGGTTGTACATGTGTGTCATGAGCGCGATTGCGTAAAAACTCTAACGTGGTAATTAGGTTAGCATCACCACGTCCGTCGGCTTCATCTTCTAACATATCGTCGATACGGTCTTCGACGATGACATCGTGTATACGCATTAACGCTTCTCTCTACCCAGTGATTCAACTCCGCCGGCTGCTGCATCTGTTGCAGCAAATTCGTCAGTATCAAGATCGCTACCCATATCAGCTGCTAGTCCTATATCACCACCCATACCACCTGGAGCCGGCATACCGCCACCCATGCCACCTGCGCCGCCCATAGCCATTGGCTGTGCTACTTGTTCGCCGGCTAATGCACGAGCTGCTTGGTCTGCGCTTTCACGAGCTGAGCCTAGCTGTTCAACCATGTTAGCTAATAATGATCCAACACTGGCTTTAAATGCATCAGCTTGTTCCATACCAATTTGGTCACGGATAGTATCTAGTAGCGCAGGCATTTGCTCGTTTTGCATTTTGCTTACATCTTCTAGCATGTCCTGGATACTGTCAACCATATCCTTGGCAGCAAGAATAGCCTGACTCTTGCCCATTTCGCTTTCCATAATAAGCTGTTGCTTATTCTCTACCATCCAGCGATGTAGTCCTTCGCGTACCATTAAGAGTTCCATGTATTTTGGATTCTTTTCTGCTACGTGGATGCCGTGGCTGCTCTTAATTTTGTTAAGGCTTTCTGTTAGCCCACGAGCTAATTTATAAGCTTTCACAAAGTCTAAATTAGCATAATCAATGCTAATACCAAAGCGACTTTCCATCACTTTATTAATTTTTTTAGCGGATGGCTTTACGCCCATTTCTGTTAATCTCATAGTGGTTGTTTCCCAAAGTTTAAGTATTTAGTCGAATTTAAAGTTTTTTTCAAAATATTTAAAATATGTCGACGTTGTATTTTAGCATCTATACATCTATTTAACACCGCTGCAGATCTAACTAAATCCTGGGTTTTTGCTAGTGTATATTCGTATTGTACAATATCTAATTCTAAACGTCCTAGATTAGTATCTAAATCTAATAGAGTCTGTGCTGCTTCATATTTTTGTCGTACTTCGTTAATGCAGTAAAATATAGCATTAGCTTTTGAGGTAAAATCGTGTATGTGACGTCCATCTATTTTTTCTACTGCCCAGCATTCAGAATGCAGTCCGGTAATACGAAAACTTCCAACAAAAAACCCGTGGGATCCAATTGGAATAACCACGGGTTGTGTTCTAAATTGTTTAAGTTGTTGTTCTGTCCAGTGTTTTATATATTTGGTGCCAAATTCAGCGAATGCATTTTGAGCTAGCTCAAGTTCAGATTTTCTTTTTGTAGTAGATTTTGCCTTCTTCATTTTTTCTCAGTAGTACGTCTTTATTAACCAGGTGATTTGCAACTACTGTTTGCCTATGATCAAATTCTTCTTTAGCAATAGTTGCACGATCATGAAATTGTCCTAATATGTCTGCTTCTTCGTTAGTAATTGGTACATGTACTTTATTTAATAGTTCGATAATTTTCATTATTATTTTAATATAAATTGAATGAATACTGTAATTAATCCTGTCAGTAATGCCGCCCCAAACACTGTGCCAATAGAAATCAGCTGAGTACTGCTTTTGTTTGACACATCAGCAGCTGACTCCGATAGTTTTGTTCGTATTACGATGATATGTTCTTCCATCGTATGCATACGATTTTCTAGTTTATCTAATTTATCTTCCAAGCTTCGGTATCTTTCAGCACATAAATCCACGTGCGCCCCGAGGCTGGTTCTTTCGCTCTCTGCCATTTTGTTTCCGTTTCGTTAAAGAAAGAGGGTTCTGTAGTAATGCCTAATAAATGTGCCATAAGAGTTGCCTAAAAGTGCCAATGAATCTTTAATATTTATGGACGGTATCTGCCATCTATAAAGTATATGTTTTTGATAGCACCGTAAGGGTAAAAAATTGGTAGTATGAATCGAGCAGTTTCGTCAAGTCCGGAAATAATTGGTACTTGTGCAAAGTCCTTGTCCAATTGCCCAACTGGATCTCCATTTAGTAGAAACACATCATCAAACTCTACACCAAAACTAAAGAGCCAGACCTTTTGCTTACCGTAGTACATTTCCCCAAAGAAGCTGGTGTCATCGACTGTGTATTCATCACAGAATGGGCCATCAATTAACTGTGGCTGTGCTCTGAGCCCAATGCATTGTAATACTGTTTCCCAATTACGTTGTTGATCGCGTTCGAGCTCCTGCTCGACTCGGTGTCTTGTAACTCCAGTAGCAGTAATATCAACTAAAGTAACGCCAGTATAGAATTTCATATAGATATTTATAGACAACAAAAAAGGCAGAACAAGTCTGCCTTAGTTTGTACTAATTTAAATTAGATTAGCTAACTACAAAACTTGTGCCGTCGGTGACAGTTGCACTTGATAGGTTAACTGCACCTTTTCTTGTGCCAATTGCTTGCAGTGCTGTTTGTAATGCACTTGCTGCTGGTGCGTTAACACCGTCACAGATCAAGCTAATTGCACCACTGGTAGCATGAGAATAATATGCTAACACAGGTGGAAAAAGTTGAATAATTGCTTCAAATGCTTCATCTGCTGCGTCATCTTCAGACGATAAGTTTAACGATGCAACAACATAAAGCACAATACTCTGCCCGACTTCAGTGTATTGAACACCATTTAACACACCGGTTGTGCCTGTAAATGCATAACCTGCGCTTCTGTCAATTCCAATTGCCATTTTAATTCTCCTAAGATATTTGCGTTACCGCATGTATATATTTATCGCAGTCATAAAAAAAGCAGCCGAAGCTGCTTTTTAAACGCTTAGTTTAATTAAGCTATTTTGATACCGCCTGTTGATGTAACTGCCGCTAAAGCTGGGAATACGTTACCGTATGCACCAATGTTAGCACCAGCTGTACCATCGTGACTTAGTGTACGAATAGTGGCTTGTAGGTCTGCATCGCTGCCCCAGCTGCTACGCTCAACAATAACGCTTAGTTGTGCTGTTGAACCTGCTGCATCAACTTGATATGCTAAAACTGTAGCATTGGCTGCAATAGTTTTTAACAAAGTATGTACCGCTGGGTCTTTTCCTGCTGTACTTGGACCTTTTAGTTCGTTTGCTAGGTTAGCTGTAATACCTAGTGTAGTAATTTTGTAAGCCTTGATTGGGCTTGCAATACCTGTGTTGATAATTTGTGCATTTGCGTTTAGGGTGTAACCGTCACCGACATTGTTCACTAATTGTGAATCACCGCTTACTCTTGTAACTCCGATTGGCATGTTATTTCTCCTTAATTATTTGCGTTCCCGCATGTAAGTATTTATACCTGTTAGCCATTTTTTGCAAAATTGGCTGCGGAAAACACTTCTCTATCTACTATTTTTACTAGCCCACTGGGTGTAGGAAACACAAATCCTTCCCCGGCGGGTTGTCCATTTACATACTCTTCTAGTCCTTGCACTTGTGGTGCCAATTGCTTGGCTAGATTTTGTTTAAAAGCATAGATACTGTTCCAAATTGCTTTTAAGCCCGTGTAGCCTGGGCTTTCGACAATTTGTCCTTTTTCGTCTTGTGCAAATAAACTACCAGTATGATCATCACCGGCTAGTGCTTGATATTGCTTGCCACTGACATTTGCTGCTAGCCAATCGTGTAATGCTTCTTTAGTTTGGCCTGTGATAAATTTATTAAAGTATGTTTTAATTCTATCTCTAGCACTCTGCGGAACAGTGCTTAGTAATTGATCAACCGCGGCACCATACTTTTTCAATGCCGCATCTGCAGCTCGTTCTTGTTGTACTGGAGTTTTTAATGCAAATCTATTTCCTGCTGTTGGACTTATAATTGCTACTCCGTTAGGAACAGATGCAAGACCTTTTCCATTCCATTGTATAGGTGCTGTTCCGGGCTTGGAGTAATATTGATGTACTACAACTCCCCCTGCAGTACCCGCTATTTGCTTACCTAATGGGCTATTAACAGGAATACGATATTCTACTAGATTAGGTTTAAAAACAAATTTACCTTGCACTGGTTGTAGTTGTCCTGCATATAATAAATCTCCCCAGTAAAATCCCGGACTTTGTACTGCTGCATTCAGTCCTGGCCATATTACTTCTAATAGATCGTATAAGCTACCACGTAAGTTACCTGATGCTTTATTAGCATCGTAAGTCTTCCAATCTTCAACACTCTTGGCCATGACACCGGCATCCCACATGTACTTGTCCATTACTGCTAACTGTCCGTCTTGGTCACGGCCAAATATCAATGCTGGTTTCCCATCCCATTTAATTGTTAGGTTAGTAGGATTAGCAATTACTGCTTTAAGTCCAGCAACTTGTTGTGCTGCTGCTGCACTACCTTGAAAGATAGCATCTTCGGGGTGTGGTGTACGAGGATCTGCTGCCTCAGTAAGCATGTTGATAAAATCTAATATCATTGAAACTTATCGCTATATGTTCTAAACCATGCTGCTGTGCCTGGTGCGGGTGCTGCTTCAGGTAGTTGTATATCACTCTGTGCCAGTGTTTCTCTTGCTGCCGCTACCAGTTGAGCATAGTTGGGTCGTTTACTAACAGAGTCAATAATATCATCTGCGGAATTTAACTTGGCTACAGGTATACCAGTAATCTTGCTTAGTGTAGCTGGGCTTTTTCCGTTTTCTATCGTGGTGTTTGTGACACGATCCACTAGACCGTTTTTGTAACTCCACTTGAGTCCTGGGTTCAATGCACTGACTATGCTGGCCAATATAATATGACGGCTCATGCCAGTCAGCTGACTGCCTTCAGCAGATCCACTCATACTAAATGATTGCCAGTCTGGTTCACCAAACATTAAATCAGCTTGCACAAATCCGTTATTGGGATTGCCGGCAATAGGTGTTTTAACGTGTACGCTATCACCGGACTTTTTAATACTGTTTTTATCTACACCATTGGCTAATAAAGTTTGAATTAACGTGTCTTTATCCAACTTAGATTCATCCACTGATAAATCCAAGTCTCCGGAACTTGATTTGCGGCCCGTTGTTCCCAACCATGTTTGCTCAGGAAATGCTAGCCCAGTGGCACTTTCAAGCCACTTGACAGTAGCGGGTACATCCGCACGATTAATACGCTGTGTCAGTGGCTCTTTGTCGGGCCCTTTAAATACGTTTCCACCTTCATTAACTACCATCTTTGAATCTCCTAACGCCTCGACTAAATTTTGCAGGGTCCTGTGCTCTAATACTATTTAATAACCTACGCTCTAACTCAGCGGCTTGATCAGCATCATAATGTTCTTTGATATAATTAATCAAGTTAATAGCACCCGAGATAACATGCCCAGCACGGCTTTCCACAAGATTTTCCCTGTCTTTATTGACAGGCATGTGTGCTAACTCATCAAGGATACTTCGTGTCTTTTTTTGCAAAATTTACCCCAGCATTAGCTATTTATTTGCGTTAGTCCAAATGGCGTAAAGGCTGTAACGATAGTAATCTTTGGGTGATTTTCCATTATAAAAATGTGGAATTTTCTGTCTGTTGTCCATTAAGTATCCGTGATTGGTTTTATAAGGAATTTTAACTACTGTATCAAGTCGAAATCCTGTACCCAGATCCATATTATTATCACCATTCAAGTAGATTTGCATGGATATGTCAATCCTGAGATCATCTGTGTGCAAAGGAACCTGATATGTGTGCTCGTCTTTCCATATAGAAAGTCCTCCAAATTTATTCTGTTTGTTAAAACGTTGATTAACATAGTC